GTATTAGGAACAGATAAATTTATAGCTGAACTTAGAAAAGTTCCTGGAGATATTGGTAAGACAGGTCAAATACAATCTAACTTTTATTTTCCACGTATGTTATATGATAGAGCTGTAGCTGCAAAAAGTTTAAAAAGACAAATAGAAGCTATGTTAAAAGATATAGATACTAAAAATGGAGATGCTAGAATTGATGCACAGAAAGATATAAAAAGAACTATTATACGTCATAAACAATTATCAGGTGATTGGATAACAAGTAATGAGTTGAATGATAGATATGGTGAAGTAAATATGATTTTAGGTGAGATAGGTAAAGATAAATCTAAAAAGTTAGATGAAGGTTTAAAAAGTTATTTAAAGAATAGAAAAATAGGTAATATGTTTTCTAGAAACTCACACATAGGTGGTGCAAGTTATGAACCTGAAGCATATAATATGTATGTTAAAAATATTATTGGTGCATTTTATAAACAAGTAGCTGATATAACTGCACATGAAGCTATATCTGATTTTAGAAAACAAAAGAAAGCACAGTTAGGTGATGAACTAACTAACAACTGGGCTAATTATTTAGAGTTACAATCAAGAGGTATGAGTGGAGAGACTGTAAATATACCTGAACACATGTTAAATAATCCTAATATGAAAATAAAAGGCACTCCTTATGCCTGGTTTGCAGATAACATATGGGCTAAAAGAATGAATAAGTTAAGAGGAGCTTTAGGTCTTAGAAGTGAAGACCCTGTTAAAGCTGCATTACAAGATTGGGATGAAAACACATTAAGAAAATTTGGACAGTTTGAAGCTAGGTATCAGTTAGCATCACTGTTAGCTCACCCTAAGTCTGCTGTAGCAAACTTATATGGTGGTTCTGTTTTAACATTACAAAGCACAGGGCTTGAACATTTTAAAAATGCTAGAAATATAGACTACTTACGTTCTAAAGTAAATAAAAATTGGCAAAGTATGGGTGATGTTTATAATTGGGTAAAAAGTCATGGTGTTGTAGAAGACTTTTTATTATATGAGTTACAAATAAACCCTGATGTAAAAGGTGCTGCAATGCAAAAGACTATACAAGAAGGTATTGCAAAAATTAAAAAAGACCCTGACTTTGCAGATACTAGCTTACTTGAGATAGCAAAAAAGAATGGAGTAACTGAAGGTGCTTTTAATGCTGCCGCATCCTTTATGAGAGTACCAGAGAGAATATTAAGAAGAGATGCTTTTGTTGCACATTATTTAAAAGCTAGAGAAAAGTTTGATGGATTAATAACAGACTACAATAGTCCATACCTTATTGATATGGCTAGAAAAGGTGTTAAGGGTACACAGTTCTTATATAGTGCACCATTTAGACCAGCATGGGCTAGAAGTAGTATGGGTAAAGTATTTTCTCGTTTCCAAATATGGGCATATAATTCTGTTAGATTTAGAAATGATGCAGTAAGAGAAGCAAAGATATATGGTTTTGATGGAGAAGCTGGTAAAAAAGTAGAAAGAATATTAATGGGAGATATGTTTATGCTAGGTTTAGCTAATATGTTTCCTTACTCTATATTTGAATCTGCATTACCATCACCTTGGAACTATCTACAAGATTCAGCAGACCTTATGTTTGGTGATGAAAAAGAAAGAGATAGAGCATTTTTTGGTTCATACCCTGCACCATTACAACCATTGCAAGCTGTAACTCCACCAGCATTAAGATTGTTCCCACCTTTATTTAAAGCTATGGTACATGATGATTACACAAGGTTAACTGATTATTATTTGTGGACTATGTTTCCATTTGGTAGGATAGCTAGAGATACAATTGGTCCTGGTGGTTTGTTAGAGAACCCTGCACAGGCTGTAGAAAAGTTTACAGGGTTTCCATATATGAAATTTGCATCTAGTTATGTTAAAAGTAAAAAAGAATTAGAAGTTCCTAAGACAGGTTTGTCTAGGTCTGTTCAAAATATGTTTGATAAACTTGGTGAAGAATCATGAGTGTAGAAACTGATAAAGCATTAAGCAAACAAGAACATGAAAGTATGATGAAGAAGGTTCTAAAAGTTGGAGCTATTTCTGGTCTTGCAGTTCTTGGTGGTAGTAGGTTAGCAAGAAGATTTATAGCTAGAAATATACCTTATGAACAATCTGCATCGTATTATAGAGGTGGTTTAGCTGCAATTGCATCTCCAATTAAAAAAAATATTCAATCATCTAGCTATCTTAGTAAGACAATGGGTCCTGGTTATGTAACATTTAAAGCATTTCAAGGTAAACCTTTAATAAAATTAGCTAGAGATTTAAGAATTGCTAATAGAAAACAAAAACTAAAACGTTTAGATGATGATTTTTTTTTTAATCATAATGTAAGTATAAAAAAATTAAAGGATAGAGAAAGAATAAGTAAAGAATTAAGAAAAGACTTAAGAATAGAACAAGAGTTTAGAAGAAGTGAAATACCTTATTCTAAAGCTGTATCAAATCCTTTAACTGGTACACAAAAAACAATAGATGCTACAAAGTATGGACACTCTCTTATAAAACCTAATGATTTTACAAGTTTGTCTAAAGCTAAAGCTATTGATGGTAAAACTCCTTTAGCTAATATATATGATTTAAAACAAAATAAAAATATGAATGTTTTAGAATTGTTAGACCCAGCACATAGAACAGAATTAAAAAGAATTATATCAAGTGACCCTAGATTTAACTTTTGGAAATGGGGTTTATCTGCAGGTTTAAAACCTCATCAAATTATGAAACCAACAAAAAAATTAATTGAACAAGCAGGTATGACTGTTAAATCAATTAAACTACCTAAAAATAGAAAGCCTGAAAATTTTATGGATGGATTTAAATATTGGATTGATGATAAAAGAAATGTTAATGTAAGTTTTATACCTAGTAAAATAGAATATAGACCATATAGACCAGCTTATAATAGTTTGGTTGAAAACATAGGAGATAAAACATTAGGAGGTTTTACAGCAAATGCAAAGTTTGCAAGAAGAACTCCACATATACAAGGTATAGAAAAATTTGTTGGTACTACAAAAAAATTATATAGTGGTAATCCTACTAGTGTAGAAGTTTTTGATAAAACAGATTTTACTGGTAATGTTGTAGGTAAACTTTTAAATCCAATAATAAGAAATACAATTGTTTATGGTAGAATAATTTGAGTCCTGTAAAGTAAAGTAAAAAAAGGAACAGGTTATTCACCTATTCCTTTTACTACTACATTCTCGAAGAACTCACATTTTTTTTCTTCTACTACGCAAGGTTTATTAGCATACTTTTTATCTATCCATTGGATTAATTTATTGTTCTCACTCTTCATCATCCAACCAGCACATTTACCTACATTCCAGTTAGAGCAATGTTTCTTTGCTATATCTAGTCTTCGCATTCTGCACACTTAATATGACCGCTTCTTGCTCTAGGATATTCGTAATCACTATCCATTTGCACTGTCATTTTAGATAATAATCTTTCTGCTAATAATATTTCTTTGTTTACGTCATCATTTTCTTTACGTAATCTTGACCTAACTTCTTTCATATCTTCTAGATAATCTTGTGTTAATTCTAACATAAGGTCATGTTCTTCTTTTTCTACGCTTGCTATACGTTTTGCTACTGCCATTAGTATTTCCCTCCTTTTGACAATTTAGTTAATATATACTTACTTATTTCTTCTGTTTGCTCTGACAACCAAGATAAAATATATTTAAAGTCTTTCTCTCTTAATGCACCTTTTCTTGTGTTACAAGTTTTACATATCATTTGTAAGTTTTTTGGTATTGATTCACCTTGTTTAGACAATGGAACTATATGGTCACATACCATGTTTCTAACATTTAGAGTTTTATCACAGTACTTACATTGTTTATTATAAGCTAAATAAAATAATTTTTTTATATCATCTAAGCTAATATCAAACAATACATCGTATTCTTCTGAACGTTTTTTAAGTGATTGTTTTAAAGCACTTGCTTTACGTGATAGTCTTTTCCAAGCACGGTTCCATTGACGACCGTGTACTTCAACTAGCTTTTCTCTAAACTTATCTTTTTTATATTCCATAATACAATAAGGGTAAGCACATCTCTGCACCTACCCTCACTATGCTAAACCTATGCTAAGTAATACTCAGCATATTTACCGTTATCAAGACGTGATACTTTTTCTTGTGTCTTGATATTCATGTTATGACGATTACGTAATTCAAATATGATAGCACTTAATCTAGTTGCATTGAACTTTTTAAATGCTTGCATTGATGTAATCTTACCACCTCTTTCAAGGTGACGTTTTACTTTCTCTGTTTTTGTTAGTCTTATTCTAGACATTATTCTCTCCAATCTACTGTGATTTGATAAGTAAACCATACTTTCCAAATCGTTAACGAAATATGTATGTGGTCAGTATTGTTTTCATTATTACCAAACTCAAATGTAAAACCTATAAATCTAAACAATAATATTTTAAATCCATACATTTTTTTATGAATGCCTGGTAACCAAAAAGCAATCTGAAACACATACGTTATTATATTCATATTCGCTTTAGACGAAATGAATCTTTGAACTCAAGTGGAACTTCCCATAGTTCACCGTCTGTACTTTTGACCATCTTTAGTCTCCTCTGACGTGTCTTAGAATCACCTTCTAGGACCATTAGTTTACGTGATGCATTTTCTATTGCACCACTACCTTTACCTGAGTATATATCCAAAGTACCACTTCTTGCATACTCTCTTGATGTTTGAGATAGTTGTATGATAATCATATCATAATTAACTGCAAGGTTACTCAAGGCGTGTGATATAACACGTAATGATTCGTACTCACCTCTTGTATGTTTAGGAGGTTCTACTAAATCAATGTAGTCTATAATGATGCACGCTGGCGATACTTCTCTTATTTTTTTCCTTATGTCTTCTATAGTTGGACTAATAGTTTGTAACATAAGGTGGTCAAGTTTATCTCTATGTATATCATACAATGTTCTTGCACTTTCTCTTTTCATATCCACGCTTTTTGTATTAGATACAATTTGGATATTTCTTCTATGCATTAGCCAAGGGGCAAGTTCTAAAGATAGATATAACGTAGGGATTTGCATTTCTTTTTCTATTGTATCATCTACTGCATTGTAAGCCAATGCAATGTTTTGTGCTAATGTAGTTTTGTTACAACCTGTTGGTCCAACAATAGTAACTAGCTCGCCTGGATATACAATAGATTCAGTTCCAACTAAACCATATAGCTTAGATAGATTAATGCTTACACCTGAAAAGTCTTTTTCCATACGGTTATTTAATAACGCTTGTAAATCATCAACGTTAAATACGTCCATAAGATAGTCCTTTCTTTTAAAATGTATACAATTAGGTTGACAATACTGCATCATTATGTTATCCATACAACCGTATTGATATCCTTTTGTGTAAACATCATTTATGTTTGATAGCAATTGTGATTCTGATAAACCATTACTCTTGTTCCAATGGAACATTGCTGCTTTTGTAGCGTTTAATGGTATACCATTTCTTTTAAAGTGAGATATAATACGCATAGATGTTATGTGTCTTTGTCCTTTTTGAGGTTCATTATTATACATATCTTGTACACAAGGAACAACATTACTAGATACAGTAACATTGTTAAATGCTTTTACATTAGGTGAATCAAAGCTAACTAAGTTTTCTAACTTACCAGCTTGTTCATCTGCAGGGTATGTATATACATCGTTTCTATCCCATCTTTTAGCAAGATTAGATATAGCTTTGTAAGACATTCCAAAGAACTGTTCTTCACTAATATATGTTTTATATAAACCTGATTTAAAGTTTTTACTACCTGCACATCTATATAATGCTGACCTAGAATACACTGACATATCAGCACCAGGAATCAACTTCATCATAGTATTTTTTACTATGTATGGTAAGTTATTACCTGCGTGGTTTTCAAAACCAAACACATTAGCGGATACATCAAAGTGAAAACCTGTACCACTAAAGAATACACATATACTTTCAGCATCTAAGTGTTTTTTTAATAAATCATATACATCGTGTGCTTTCTCAAGTGTTTTATCACCTGAGTCTTCTACCATATCTATATCTATTGGTACATAGTCTATACTTCTATAGCCATTATATCCTTTTACACTCTTATGTTTTTTTATAAAGTCATAGCCTTCTTCATCGTATAGATAAACAGAACGGTATACAGGAAAATTTTTCCCATATACCGCTACTGTTTCTTCTAACTTGTCAAGGGAAAACAACAAACCTCTTGACATTGGGTTGCGTAAGGCTATCTCTACATAGCCTGTTTGCATACTATGCTCGTATAGAAGGAGAGTGTGAACTTTGTTTAGATTCTTCTACTGCATTTTTTAGAAAATCTAAATCATCTTTTTCGTTGTACTCTACAATCACTTCATTTTTCTTAGCCCATTCAATGTATGATTTTAAATCAGCTACACCTTTAGGGTTATCACTTCTAGCCATACGTGAGTCTACTCTTGTATATACATTCTTTTCACCAGTATTTTTATTAGTGACTTCTGTTTTAAATACATAAACAGTAAATGGGTATATCTCTGCACCTGTAGTATCAGTATAGTTATTATTTAAGAAAGTTGCTATATCGGTAATAGGTTCATCTACTTTGTTTACCCAAGCACCTTCTTTGTTAATACCTCCACCAAAACTAAGAGCATCAAATAAACTGTATAGTTTTCTTAGCAATGAAGAATCTTGTATTACACCATCTTCTTTATCAAAAGAACCTGTGATTCTTAATTTATTAGAGTATTCACTATTCCTTGTTTTTATTTCTACTATGAGGTAGACATCTGCCCATTCATAGTTACTAGACATATCTTCAAAAGATAATATCTTAGCATCTTGGAAACCTAACCAAGGCGGTGGTCCATCTAATTTACCGTTGTTTGTTTTTTCTTTTTGTGGTCTATAAGGCATTCTTAACTCTCTTTCTTTTTGTTTTGTTGATGCATTGCATTCATTACCTCATTAGCACTTGCAATGCTTTCTGCACTACCAAATCCAGCGTTACCTAACGCTCTTCCAATAGCACTTGTTTCACAGTTTTCTAATGCACTTGTACCATTTATTTGTCCTTTACTTTCATCTTCTTTAGCGTGTCCTGTAAAGAAACAATCTGGTTGTGTTACATCAGGTATTACTGTTGCTTTTACAATGTATATTCCACCCTCTGCATAAACAATTTTAGTGTCTATGCTTGGTCCTGGATTATTATTTGTAACAGTTAAATGTAACTGACGCAATCTTTCTGCTACAGTTACATACTGTTTACCTCTTATACTTATTGTTTTAATTGAATCTAAGTTGTCGTTCATGGCGTATCTCCTGCAAACTCTTTTGCTCTTCTTAATCTTTCTATTTCTTCATCAAGACCACCTGCTACTTTTGCGAGATAGGGACTATCTTTTAAACGTATTTTTAACTGGTTAATTTCTCCAGCTAACATTTCTAAGGTGTTATTTTGATTGGAAAGAATAGAAGATATGCTGCTTATAGAATCAACGACCTTCTGTAAAGACTCAATGTCTTTATCTGTTATATTATCCATTATTTCTCCTTCTGACGAATTATAATTTAATAAAATAAGAGCACTTTCACAAGGAAAAATGCTCTTTCTTCATCTTATGATTACCAAGACTGTGCCATATATATTTGTGATAACCTCTGTTTGAGATTGCACAAAACAATTGGTTAACAGCCATACCACCTACAATTTGTGCTGTGAATATTGTATGTTTCATAGTACAAGGTGCATCAGGTATGTTAGTACTTGGTTGCCATTTACTTAAGTATATTTTAAAATCATTAGGCTTGACTGTTACAATTTCATATGCCAATGCATCCATACGTGCATCTACAAACACAGAGTCTTCTTTAGCGTCTAGTTTAAATGATTCAAAAGCCATAAGTCTTGGCTCCATAGAGTCAACGCACACAATAGTATGACCTGACAAAGATTGTCCATCATACGTATCATTTACAATAACTCTAGTATTTTTCTTATATGATTGTATAGTACGCTTTGCTACAACATTCTTTTTAACCATCAAAGATTCTTCTCTGAAGAAACCAGTGGATAAATTATGTTGTTCAACTGTATCATTGTCATATAATATTATCTCTTTAAATCCCATTATTGCAAGGGACTGCACGATTGCGGAACCAATACCACCGCAACCAATCACAGTAACGCTTTGTAACTGTGACTGGTCGATGATATCTTTATTCCTTAGATACCTAGTATCCAATGTCTGTGACATCTGAGTAATTACCTTCCTTATTTGTTTGTACAGGTTCATCAAAATGTTCTTGAAAGAATGAGTCAAAGTCTTCATTCATAAGTGTAAACTTTGCTCTTGCTTGGTGAACATTGATATCACCCATAACAAACTTATCGGATATATCAAAAAGCTTATCCTGTTTTTTAGCATTAACAGCACCTACTACATTGTTGTAATAAGATGCGTGATTATAATAAGGTGATTTACTACCCCAATTTATAATCTGCTGTGCAGGCTTAGCTTTTTCTTGTTCCTTAAGATTGTCTACAGCTTTAATAAACTCTTTATCAACTTTGATTTTAGGTTTATCAACTATAACATTCTCAGACTCAATGATTATTCCGTGTTTATGTTGTGATAAATAACTAATTGCAAATGCATAGTGTTCTTTTGCATGTGATACAACTAAACTACCAAAGAATCCATTAGCAGGTGCTAAGTCTTCTAGTGTTTCATTGTCAGTACCACTATGATAAGCACCCATATTATGATGGCTATGAATCAAACCTACACAACACTTAGAGAGTTGAGGATGTTTCTTCATCTCTTTTTGTATTATTTTAGTTTGGTCTTTACCATCAAACTCAGTAGCTGTACCAGTACCTAAGTCAATAGGTACAAAATGTACAAGTTTCCACTTATCAGGGATATTAGATTTCTCTGATTGACTTGTTAAGTACCACGCTGGACCCGACCACTCCGTTGATGGGAATGCTTGGTGCAAATAGTTTACCTTGTCTATCATCTGTTTCGTCAACAACAAACTCAGGTGTTTTGATTTTACTTTCATAATCTAATTCACTCCTCTTTTTAGATTCATTTATATGTTTAACTACCTCTATAAACAACATTCTAATAGTCCAATTGAAAAAGTTTACAACTGATTCTATACATTCTTCAGGTTCTAAGTTAGATAGTAACCCTCTGAATTTATATTTTCTTTTAGAATGAACGTATGTAGACTTAGGTTGTGTTCTTTCTTTGAACTTATCATTAGTCTTTTCGTCCTTTGTTGCTTCTGCTACTCTTTTGCACAAATCTCTGTACCTACGTTCTTCGAACATATGAACATCAATATTGTCAGGCATAGTTTCTTTGTCATAATGTTTATGCCAAGCACCATTACTACAGTAGTCATTTAGATTTATCTCATACCAATTGTTTATAATCTCTTTGCTATTGAACATATAAGTATTAGTATGATATCTATCTATATTATTTTCTTTAACAATAGAATGTTTAAGCCTATACATATTGTATAACAATTTCATAAGCTTGTGATTAGTTTTAATAGAACTATTGTCTATAACATCTTTAATCCAATCACCAGTTCTTTCATCAAATTGTTTATGAACATAGTCCATAAATTCGTTATATGAAGCAGGTTTATTAAAATCAAATCTATTATAACAAGTTCGTAACATTGAAACTAACATATGTATACTTGATTTATTATCTATCATAAAGTAATCAGGTGTTACAAAATCAATTTGCATGTTGATATTATTATTACCTTTAACAATATATTTAACATCAGTTTCATACAAATGACTATAATTAGTTTTACTAATAATCTCATCCATTATTTTTGGATTTAACTCTTTACCTTTTAATTGTTCTAACATTTTATTTGTTATACCATTATAGGCATAGAATCTTACTTTAAGTTCTTGAACTAAGTTATTAAAGTTTAGATACTTACCATCATATGCATTATCATTGTAATCATCAACTGCTAATTGATATACTTGTTTTAAGATTATATCTAAATTAGAGTTTTTCTCAAAATGATTTGATGGATTTAGATTTATGTGGTCAATATGATGATAGCCATTTCTAACTTTATGTTTTATACTTTCAACATATATTCTACACAATGTATCTTGTAAGATTAATTGAGAATCCATATGCATTATATGTGATATACCTCTATGCATTATACCACTACCACGTTTTTTGTTAAACATAAAGTTAAAACGTCCACCCCATCTATATATAGTAGACATACTTTGATAACAATCTCTACCATTATTAGTTTTAAGCCATTGTTTCCAAGTATGAAAATAGAAAACAATATTGCCTTCTTGACCATACTGTAAGAATCTATTAGCATACGCACCTAAACAAGCACGATTTGAACCGTGGTTTACGTGTGGATGTGTAGCATTTTTGATAACATACCAATCACCTGTACTATTATAATGTTTAAT